AGCTATTACGCAAATAATTAGCAAAGTCATTTTTTCTCTGTCCTAAAGTTTCTATAGCAAAATCGCTTTTTTCATATACTATACCTGGTACACCTCCATTCTGCATCTGTGCAACTGACGCATCCAATGAAGCATTCCATCTAGTTAGTCGCTTACTTAATACCTGCAATGGACTGAGTCCTCTCCACTGCTGACCATTCATGATAGTCGGATTGAAATATTTAATGTGTATTACATCATCTAATGACAATGATCCCTCAAAGCCAGTATCAAAATATTCATAGCCTATAACTCGCTGTGGAAAATATTCACTAACCTTAACTATTACATTCTGTCCCTTCATTGGATGGAGAATAACCTTCCCAGCATTAGGTCCCAACTCTATCACTTCCTTATACAAAAACAACTCACCACTAATGTAAAGAATCGTATAGTACATTACCAAATCCTCGTAACTAAGACCACGCAGGAACTCATTAAAATTATCCTGCTCAGGTAAATCCTGCACCGCCTTACTCTGATAATGCTTACCCAGTAACGAAGTCTTAGAGTACTTCTTCATAGACTTCATAGCTGAGTCATCCACTATCTCATATCCATACATTGGAATCCTAGCCGCAGTCTGTGCTAAATACGAAACAATAGAGTAAACATCATCAACTGTGATGTATGTCTCTATGTTCTCAATATTCTGCCAACTTGGGAAGATACTTGTTGATACGCTTATTACATTGGATAGGTTAGTTTGTCGAAGCTGCTTGACTTGTTGTTGTAGGTTTTCTACTGTCTTCGTCTTTCCGAAGAGTCTATCAATCATTCCCATATGCAAACACCATTTTAGGTTTTAATTCGAATATCTCACGCATCATGAACATATCTAATAAATCTGGTGAGTCTCCATTTAACTTAATCTTCATTTCATCCTTACCGATAATCTTTAGCTTACCATCATGATCAGCTCTGTCCCTCTTTATCGCTTTCCTCTCGTACATAAACCGCTGTCTTATCGTCATCGTATTATCATACATCTTATCAGCCACCTTCTTACTTATCTTCATCTGACCATTCCTAACCCTATCGCCTGAACGATAAAAACATTGTGTCTTCAGATTAAAGTAATTCTCTTTAATCAGTCTTCCCGATGCCTCATCCTTAACCGCCAACGCTGAAGCTCCACCATTAAATGGTACAGCTCCATGTATGAATCCGTCTATGTAACTTCCTACACCATCGCTATCATAACAAATATACCTATTTTCTACTGAATATCTTTTGGCCATGTTAGAAATTAATTCTATCACCTGCTTCCCATCACTTTTATCCATAATCTCTATATCACATAACTCCATCCCTTCCCAATATCCAACAACTAACTTATTACTTCCTTTCATCGCAATATCAGCTGTGATATACTTACCCAATCTATCAACTCCTTTAAGATTCTCAAACAATCCCATAAACACCTCATGCTCGTAAATGTCCATAGGACTATTCGATACCTTCCACTTGCCCTCCAATAACTGACGCCTGGTATCTTCATCCTGACTTAGCAGGTTACCAGGATAAGATGGATCATATTCTAATCCCTTCTTGTTATCATAAATGCTACCTGATACAAATGTCAATGACTTTATAAAGTCTTCCTTCCTTAACCCTGAGTCAGTCATCATTGGCTTGATGATATGCTCAGCCTTCTCATACACCTCATCATAGTTATCTCCCCAGATATAATCATTGCCATACTTTATGAAGTATCGCAGTTTACCTCTTCTCTCCAGTATTGGGAACCCAGTCTCAGCATCTATCCACCAACTTATCATCTTATACACCCACGACTCAGGATCAGGATTACAAGTGGCCCTAACATAAGGTTTTACTCCACAGCCTGACCTATTACGTGATAGCAAATAAAAGAACATAGACTCAGTAAAATGAGTAAGCTCATCGAATCCTAAGAAGGGAATCTGCGCACCCTGCCAGTCATATTTGTTCTTTTCATACTCTAAATGCCTAAATGATATTTTTGATCCTGATGGAAACTTCCAGTCTAGTGATGATTCTCTAGGCTCAGCGTTAAGCAATGGATACAACTTTACCGATGTATCCCATAGTCCGCCCTCGTTTCTGATCTGTACAGATGTCCGCCTAAAGATTACCCCTCCGAATCCTGGAGTAGTTACATGACGCAATGGATCCAGTAACAAAGCAAAGGTCTTGCCCACAAATGCAGCCGCCCCACCTATCACGATGTCAGCCTTGCTACTAAGTGCTATCTGTTGGTAGCCAACCTGTGGCTCAATGTATGTTATCTCTTTACTCAATTAGATGAAGGTAAGTCTGTTGATATGTCTAAGCCATCCCTACCATTGTCAGGTAGCCTTATAATCTGCACGTGTTGAATATCTGCATCTATTTCAATATCAAACTTCTCTCTAGGTTTACCTGCCGCGTGTTCCCATACGAATTTAACTAATGCTGGTTCATCAGTTTGAAGCAATGCCTTGAATCCATCCAAGAGAGACCCGTAGTGATCTGTAATGGCTTGAATGGCAATAGCTGCCACCCCTAGTTCTTCCGCCCTAGACTTTCTCCCCGAGTTTGGTCTGAAGCCTCCATGTTTATTTCCCATTTTGAAGTCGCTTGTTTATCCATACCAAAGATACTTCTTTTCTAGTAACGTATAAAATTTTCCAATAACGACCACGAATAACTCTGAAACCCTTGCTGTATCTTTGTTTTATCCTATGAAAAACCTACTAACTAGCATACTGCTGCTTTGCAGTCTTTGCCTATCCGCGCAATGCAAAGATGTCTTCGGTAATTCTGCTGATTGTCCAAGTGAGGAGGATAGCCTCACTCTTTATAACAATGCCATTAGAGTAGTCCAGTTTTACGACAGCAATAAGCTATACCATCTCACTAATACTACAAAGCTAGATGGTAAGTCAGATAAGATGCAGGTATTTGAAGATCTAAAGGAAGCTCGTAAGCTATTCAACATAATAAGAAGGGAGCTGAGAAATATGCCTCCTGATAAGTTCACTACTGGGAAGCCTAACAAAGATTATAAGGACATAACCTACTTGCAGTATTACTATAATATTGATGAATATAGATTCTATCAGAGAGAGTTAGAGAATCAGATAGTTAACTCAAATGCTCCAATGTCTATGTATGACTACAGGATAGCACCAGTTATTGTTAATACTTACAAATGCGATGATACTACATCTATCTATTTTAATGATCTGGTTAACATCCCACTTTACATCCCTGTAGTGGTGAAGCCATTCGCACTGCTGACAGAACCGGAAATGCGTATAAGGAATAAAATATTAAATCTGCCTATGCCTATGAAGACAGTTAGAAAGGCTGAGTATAGGGATTCAACTCCAGTTAAGAATCTTTACACTCGTAATGATACCATTCAACCTCCATCAATAGACTTCTATTCTAATTCAGGTCCTAGACTACCGGTATATCTGTATAACTCCTATGGCTCAGCTTGTGTGATAGGATTTATGGTAGGACGCAAATTTAAAAAGTTAACCCATGAGCAATATGCTGATTATGCTGTATCTACGTTTGCACGCAATATACTGGAAGATGATATCGCTTTGGATAAAGTACTTAGGATAAAGTTTGGAGGATACTATGATGGATTACTCCAATGATAGGCCTTTTTTCTCCCTTTCTTGCCCTTATTTACTATCTCAATTAGTGTTCCATTGCGATAAATTTTATAAGGCTTAGAATCGCCTTTAAATCGCTCAATAATCGTCTGTAAAACTTCCTCCTGATCTTTCATAATTGAAGTGCAGGAATAGTACAATAAATTGTGTTTATAAACCTTGTAATGATACTTAGGTTTGCCATACCAAAAAGGAGTTTGATACGCATTTACGGATTTTACGGATTTTTCCATATTTCTCTTATATATAATTAATTAATTAAAAAAAGTAAAAAAATACATAAAATAGGTTAGATACGTTAGGGATTTTGTAAGTTATTGATTACCATAGCGTATTTCACTAACCTATTTTTTAAAAATGCGTTAGTAGCTAAAACAAATCCGTATTATCCGTTAGTGAATTAGCTATATTATTACATTTTTTTGTTATCTTAAACATCTTTATGTTGTTATGTTGCCAGTTTTTCTCCTCAATAAATTGGTTTCCGAACACATCCGATGCAATCACTAACCCTTTTTTAAATCTTTTAAGAGAGTACTCTTTTTTGTCCAATTCATTCCTAGTTAGGTATGCTTTCCACTCATCAGTAACAGACAATAATCTGTCTGATTCTATGTCATCATAAAAGTCTAAAAACTCCTCTGTAAACTGCTGTTTGATTTGCTTACGTTTTAACTTTTCAGAGTTATCTACCTGTACTATCCCATTGTCTAGATATGACTGAACACATATAAACATAAAGTTGTAAAACTTGGACCACTCATCCTGATCCCAGTCATCAAAGAATTTATGGCCAAAATAATCCAAAGGAGTATTCTTACTATTAAAAAAAGGAGCAAATTCTAGCACTCTTTGTCTTCTTCTGCTATGTTCAGAGTTATTACTAATAGTATAATTAGTTGTAAAGGCAATTTTAGGCGATTCTGCGAAGTTTAAGAATAGCTCGTCTTGATTCTTTTTCTCAATAGTTATACCCTCTGTAATAGTCGGATAATACTTCTCAAAATCTACATTCTTTGGACAATCCTCAATAATTACTAATTTAGTCCCAAGAGTTACGCGCTGGAAGGCAAAGGTTTTATCAGGTTTAAAGTTTTTACCATCTATTCTAACGATTGGGATGAGTTTTCCAATGGCTTGGAAGAAAAGACCTTTACCGGTACCGCCACCTTTACTTTCATCATCAGTTTCCTCAGCTAGGATGGGAGCGAATGGCTTAGATGGATCTTTATAGCTATGTAGAATGTAACCTATGAGAGTCATCGCATAATGGACGCGCTGTGGATCATCAGCAGAAATCTTACATAGAAAGTTAAAAAACACGCAGGACTTATGCTCAAAGTCAGGGTTAATTTTGACATCTCTGTCAATAATCTGAGACTCCCAGATATACTCATCAATACTACCATAATTAATGGTGTCAATGCTATTCTTAGTGATAGTGATGATATTATTTTTGAAAGGGAAGTAACACATCTCCTGTTTATCATGTAAGATATTAACTTCAGCTTTATCAATATATTCGAAGAAAGAATCTGTAAATAGGCTGGTAGTATGTTTCATAACTTGCTCCATAACATCAAGATGACCATATTTAACAAGTTGTTTCTTAACAAACTTTTTTATGTCTTCAGCATATACCTCAGATATTTTCTTATTATCAGTATGCACTAGGCGATAAGCTCCTGAATGTTCATTGTGGAAGTATAACTGTACATAATTATCATGCAGCCACTCCTGCAACTTATAACGAGATATATTTATACCTCTTTGTGTATTGCTCCAAAACCAACCATCATTATTTTTAGTACCATATATCTCAGATAATTGTCTGCACGCTTTTTTGTAGTCACCATTGCACTCCAGGTGAGTATAAACAGCAAAAGGGTTATAACCTTTATTTTGAAATGTTGTCGATGTTGTATGTGGGTAAAATATACGCTTATCCTTAAAAATGACGGCAGAAGTTACACTTGATGTTTGTCCAGGACGCAGCAGATAATATCTTTCAGCATCTTCACGAACTACGCTCCATCCATGTTTTTCTAAAAGTACTATTATATCTCCACGCATATTGTAATCATCCCATACGGTCAAATCACTACCGGTGGTAGGCATTACAGGCTGTTTAACATTCTCAATAAGCTGAGTAAAACTTCTCGCAATGCTGAGCAATAAATCACGCTCTTCTATCGTTATGATGGGTATATCATTTGAGTCCAATGGCTGATAACCTTCTGATGGAGGAGCTATGACATACCCTGCTTCGCCACGAGTCTCAATTAGTACGAATTGTTTTACGTTTGGATTAATAAATTTTTCATCTTCTGTAGCTGGACGCTCTGCTAACTTTTGATTACCTTCTATACATTCGCATCTGTAGTATAAATGATAGCCATTTGATACAGTGCGGATAATTTTAAGCCTTCCATAAAGCTCAGGGTGAGCGTCTAATATTTTTGCTTCATATTCTTCCCATTTAACACCATATTTACAATCCACATCAATTACTTCAAGATTTCCACTAACGGCACCGCATATAACTGCAATACCTTTGGCTTTAGGAGTGTTGAACATCTGTTCCAGTTCAGACTCAGTTGCGATATTATTTTGATATTTTTTCCATGCGAAGATGGATGTCTTTGAGTTATCAGTTGAGATTACCGATAAGCCTTTGTTGGCGTAGCTTTTCGCTGATTGTAATAAATTCATTTTGTAAGTCCTTGAGTGATTTGGTAATGAAGACAAAGAATCCTGCGTCTGTAAGTTGTTTATGTCGATAGTGCTGTAATTCTGATACTATGCCATTGTCAGATTTAACTTCTATAAATATGGTGACGCCGAGCTTATGGATCTGAAGGTCTGGCCATCCATTCTTATTAGTCTGTATAATCTTAACTACTAGCCATCCCTCCTTTTCTAGCCAATGGATGATCTGTGATTGAATTTGTGATTCACGCATTTATAAAAGTGAAAGTTGTTTTTTACTTTCGCATAAAGATTCAAGATTTTTCTTTGCCAAATCAAAATAACTTTCTTTAAGCTCAAATCCTATTGCTTTTCTATTCATTTTTACAGCTTGAAATACCTCACTACCAATACCCATAAATGGTGTAAATACTGTATCTCCTTTATTACTATAAAGATGTATTAATCTTTCAATGGTATCAAGTTGTAACGGACATATATGCTTTTCATCATTTTCATCTCTACCATTTCTATAACCTTGCAGAGTATTACCATAATTAATATCCATCCAAACAGGAGATGCATATTTTTGCCATAAATCAACGGATAATTCATTATTAGTTACGGGATTATTTCTCGCGCCATCTTTTCTAAATATCATAACATAATCAGGTATTCCTACTCTTGACATTGTACTATCTTTTTTTACTTGCTTATGTAATAATCCTAATGCTTTTGTTCTTTGCATTTCAACTACAGGATCTTTCCAAATAGTCACTCTTGAAGCATAAATAAATCCAGCTTCTTCAAAAGCTTTTAGTATCATTCCTGAAAAGTCACGAAGTCCAATAAATCCTTCTTTACCTTTTTGGATTGGCAAATCCATACAATGCACAGCAACATTTCTACCTGATATTAATACTCTATAAAGTTCTTTTATTAAGAAATTAAATTGAGTTAAAAACTCATTATAATCTTTTGAATTGCCCATATCCTCAAGATGATTTGAGTATGTATATAATTCTGCAAATGGAGGTGAAAATACAGACAATCCGATAGATTCATTTTTTAATTCTTTTATTAATTGTATGCAATCTCCTCTTTTTATTTTGTAAAATTCATTATTTACTTGTTCAGTATTATAAACTGCAGAATTCATCATTTTACCGTTTAGATTTGCATTAATTGCTTTGCTCATTTCATTTTGCATAATTTCAAATTGTTTTTGTTTGTTATCAATAGCTTGTTTTACGTTAGCCATTGTATCAGTAGTTATTAAATAGATATTTACTTCATTTTTTTGTCCAAATCTATATGACCGTCTAATAGCTTGGTATAATCCTTCAAAACTAAAATCTAAACTTGCAAATATTTGATTTCTGCAATTTTGATAGTTCATTCCAAATGATGCTATTTTAGTTTTTGTAATTAATATGCGAAATTCGTTATTAGCAAATCCTAATAACTTTTCCTCTTTCCATTTATCAGTATCAGAACCTTTTACTTCAATGGCCTCAGGGATTAATTTTTTAAGCAATTCGCCTTCTTCATTTTGCTTTATCCAGATTATAAAATTTTCATCAGGCTTTTCATTTATTAATTTTACTACTTCATCAAGCCTTTCTATTTTAGTTAATCTAAGCTCTTGATTAAAATTAGTGGCTGATATAATAGCTTCATTAAATAGACTACCATTATCTCTTTTTTTAGTTTTAATTTGATTCTCTTCAATATTTAATTTTGGTAAATCATATCCAATCATTTCAAATCCAATATCTTGAGGCTTATTAAGCATGATTGCCCATGATCCAATAAACTGATAAAACAACTCAACTGCATGACCTTTTAATCTCCATTTAGCTGTTTCTCCACCATCATGCACAAAGTACATGGCAAGCATCTCATTGCGACTCATAATATCTAAGAACTCTGAATGATTACCTAGCTCCATTGGATCATTTGGAGATGGCGTTGCAGTGCAAGCTAATTTATATGGCGTATTTTTAAACTTATCAATAATACTTTTTTTAGTTGCGCCTTCAAAGTTTTTTAATATGCTACTTTCATCAAGTACAATACCAGAATATTTATCAGTATCAATATTATCTAATTGATCATAATTATTGACTTCAATTAAACTCATATCAATCTTAAACTTATGGCCCTCCTGTATAGTTTGTCCTTTTACAGCCAATGGTGCTAATATCAATACTGGCTTATTTGTATGCTTTGCTACTTGTTCAGCCCATGATAATTGCATTAATGTCTTACCTAATCCGCAATCAGCGAAGATTGCATATTTTCCAGCTTTTAATGCTCGTTTAACAATAAATCCCTGAAATGGGAATAAGTTATTGTTTAGATTAATTGCTTCAAATCCTGATAGGATATGAGTCTTTTGTTTTGTCTTTAAGAATTCATCGTAATTTAATTCCATTGATTTGTTTTTATTAATTGTGAAATAATTGATTGAGCTTCTTTGTAATATTTGCCTTTAACTGAAAAAAACATTTGTACTTTTCTTTCTTCAAATGGCTTAACTCTATTTTGTGGATGAGTTAATGTACGTGGTTTAGTTAGTTTGTATTGTCTTTTCATCTTTCTTAAAATATGATAATGTATAATTTTTTTTATTGCTTACTGCTTTGTAAATTCTGTCTTCAATCCCATCTTTAGCAAACACCCAGTGAACTTCAGCTGTTCTGTCCCGGTCCTTGCTTTGAAGCCTTGCTCTAACCTGGAAATATGTGATGGCTGAGAAGTCTATATTAATGCAGATGAGAGCATCAGCACTGGATAGGTTAACTCCTTCGCGACCTGATAAGAATTGAGAGATATAAATGACTGAGTTATCAGTCGTATTGAACTCCTCTGCGCTGTTAGTGACTGATAAACCATTCATTCTAGCCACTGTTTCAATCATCAATGCTTCCGCCCTGAATTTATAGTAAATGGCTATTTTGCGCCCATTAAACATCTTCAGCACCCATTTTACTTTTGAATCGTCTAATATTGCCCCATCAGCAGACTGAGCATTGTCATAGATAATAGTACCAGAGTATAACTGATGCAATTTATTGAGTAATTTTACCTCTGTATCAGCCTCGATGACATCGCCATCCTTACCAGTTAGCACTTTATCGATACGTAGTCTGTTCGCGATCAGCGAAATCTTTGGAGACATCGCAATATGATGTACAG